CAAGAAAAAGACGAGAAGGATAACACATCACGCACAATGGAATCCAAACGACAAACACGGCCGATAATGAGGATATTTCCAACCTCAGCACGGCAAAACAACACTACAATTGGCAGCAAGTCTGTCAAAAGAACGCATGTACAGCGTAAGGTCAAACGAAATGTTCCAATACGCCCGGCGGGTGCAAACACCAACGACCCGCCACCGGCATCACAGACGGTGCACGCTAAAGACGAATCTAAATATTCAGGTTCTATTGAGCGCGCATCTGCTGGGGTGTCGGGATAGAAATGGTCGAACCGGACGGTGCTTTTGTAGTGGGCACCGACCGTTTAACAACAGAGAACGATTAAATCCACAAACAACAACCATGCCTCTAAACCACGAGTCACAACAATTCATCAAAGCTGCCACTGCCGCTCCTGACAACGATCTCACTCCTAGAGTGCCCGACGGTGCCGGAGCTCGAACTTTCACTCAGAAGTTCGTCAGGCAGGCTACTATTGATACCCAACCTGGTTATACCAGGATAATTGTCGCAACCCCAACCCTCCCAATGGCGTTTTACACCACCACTTACAACACGAGTGGTGGTTTCACACCTGTAGGAGGATTCTACCCATCGCTCAGTTCTAGCGGTTCCACATATTTGGAAACGAAAACTGAGTTCCCTCAATGGGCCACGATAGTTTCACCTTCCGGGATATCAAACACACAAAACGTAGACGCAGCAAGATGCTTAGCTATGTCAGCAGAATTAGAATGCACCACCAATAGTTTCAACCAATATGGCACTGTGCTATGTTTCAAGACGCCCATGGCTCTTACGAACAACCCAGATGTCTTAAACGGTTCAGTCATTGGGCCATCAGCATTAACCATCACCGGCGCAACAGCAATCATTCCAGATGCAGCCGCTACTGGTTCGTACTTTACGTTCGTCAAAGACGGAGCTTACTCCGTCTCAATGAACAGAATGGGCGGATCAGGCGACTTTCCTTTCACCGAGTTGATTGACAACGCCGCCGCAGGCGAAGTAGTCACGTCAAACATCACCGGGACCCCGGGAAGCGTAGACCAGATTCCTTGGAAAGGATGCCCCCTCATTTGGGACAACAATTTTGATTGCATCGTCTTCAAAATTACTGTCCCAGCTGGGGTACCTTCAGCG